AACTCTGTATCTCCTGAGGATTTAGGACGTCTTGCACGAGCTGAGGCTCAGAACGTTATTATCGAAGAGGTTCGAAAGATTAAAGGAAAGTAGGTAGATAATATATGAGAAAGTTTTGGCTTACGAGCCAGCGTTCTACAGACTTCCATCTAGACCTAATGGAGAAGGATGCTTTTGCGTCCTCTCCTAGTGGTTTAGGTGTTACAATAAATTCCGAATTATATAGGTTCGGTACAGATACACTAACTGTTAACGAGACTGTCGAATACAAGAACATAGAATATGACATGATTTTTGGTTATGAGTCAGAAGACCCGTATTTGGCATTCGAGAACTTTGTAAAGAAATTAAAAATTGGTAAATTTATACTACACTATAGTCCAAGAGATGGTGTAGAGTATCATAGAACAGTGAAATTCAATAGTATAGACAAGGGTGAGATTGAGAATAACTATAACTATCTTAAATCGGGTATCTCATTCACGCCACTAACTCCTTGGTATACTTGGGAGAAGATGACAAATTACAGCGGTAGCAAGATGACTCTGAATACTAAGAATAGTATGCTACTAAGTGAGAATCATACACTCCCTGTTAAGATTGAGTTTAACTTGAAAGAATACTCGAATGAGATTAAGATTCAAGTATTTAAGAAAGGTGATACTACACCAATATTTACGTCCAAGTTCAACAAAGCATTTATTTCAGGTTCTAAGCTTGAATACAATTCAGACTATATGGATTTGAAAGCTAGTTGTGCAGGGACAGACCTCTTCCGTTTCATTAACACAGGCTCTAACTCCATTGCTAGATGTCCATGCGACGGTGAGGAATACGAGATTACGGTTAATGGTCAAGCTATTGACGAAAATGACTCATTCTATGTGAGACAAGAGGTTGTTGTGGTATGATTGGCTATGTGGTGGCAGTTGATGTCACAACTAGAGAAGTTACATACTCTGGTATGGCAATGGATTTCGACATTAACTTTGCCGGATATGAAATAGCTACATCAACCATTAAGATTAAGAATTTTACAGGAAAGACAGAAGATATGGTTGCTTTAGTTCTCGTGGACGAGGCAGGTAATATTACAGCAGATGATAGAGGTGCTTTAGTAGCAGATAAAAACTATTACCACCGTATAGCAAGAGAGCATGAGACTATTCATCTGGATAAGAAATACACTGTACGCTACGGGGACAAAAAGACAAATCAATGGAAATCAGGAGAAATAGGACCTGGCGATATTAAGGTTGAGAATGATATGGGTATGGGAGACCCTGCTTTTAACATTGTCAAGGATTTGGAAATCTCTGGTACGTATGCAGCAGATGGTCCTGCATTCTATTATGGGGTTATCACCTCAATAGATATGGAGAATAAGAATGAAATCTACACAATCAACTGTTCGGATTTGAAACATTACTTAGACCATGAGTACGTCACTGAGAAACTAGACCATATAGCGGCTAATAAATACATCTCAAATGTAATTAATCGTTGGACTCCTGAAACTTTACCTGTAGCAATAACTGGGGATGGGCAATACAAAGGTCCAGGGTTTAGATATGAAGACCCAACAGCCCCAAATACTAAATCATTACTGACGTTCCTGTCTCGAGTTTTTAGATTCTACAAACAGGTATTAGTTCCTGCCTATGACACATTTGGTACTAAGGCTTTTCAGCTTGTGAGACTCAATGTGACAACAGGAGATGATGCAGGGACTTTGGTAATCGACGATTCTCAGTATATTAAGAATGCTCAAGTCTACATAAGACCTATTATGGACGGTAGACCTAACGCTATCTGTATTGGTAAACCTATCTTCAACGATAAGGGCAATTATCTAAGAGTAGAACAGGAGATTCGATACATTGACGTGGATTCTAAGATTCGCAAGCCTGAAGAAATTAAGGACCCCGCAGTAAACGTCAAAATAGCTAAGCCTATAAAAACTAAGAGTCATATATTTGACGCGACGGATAATACCAATTTAGTTACACCAGAACATATCAAGACCTATAGCGGTGGACCAATTTTTGGGTATACTGCGGGATATATATCATCAGGTTCCTTATATAGCCTAAATGGTTTTATGGCTACTATAAAATTTGGTTCTCCAACAACCGCTAACCCTCCACCGTTTAAAACCGGAGTTAATATCACATACAACGATTCTGCTCGTACAGGTGTTGAGATTCCATACGGTAAAGCCGTGTGTTACTCGTTTGAGATAAGATTCTCAGAATCATACAAAACTGACAAATGGATGTATCACAAAAATTATGTTGATGTTAGATGGGATGTAAATAACGCTTATGCAACATCTCCAGATAGTAGTGGTACGGGCGAAGGTTCTGCCTGGTTGGAACAGGGGAATGGTTTAATAGTTGACAAGAAGACCAAATCGAATGATAACGACGCAGTTAACATGCGTAAATTCGGATGTGGTCCAGGAGCGACTAAGTTAACAAATAAAATCAGCACAAGCGTCGTAGATGGTACTTGGCGAATCACTAAGTTTGGAGAATGGGTATTCCTATATGTTATTATTGTAAATGCTAACCCTAAAAATACAGCAGGAGCGAGTATTATTGATTTATCTATCTTTGGTCCAGACCCTCATGAAACAGGAGTAACAGGTCATACAATGAATTATATGATTCGTAACTTACGAGCCGAGATAGTTGATGACCCGAATTACAACCCACTGACAATATGGGATACTATTGCTCAAAAGCAGTTATCTGTCCCTAAATATTCTCATGAGATTTCATTTGACATGCATAAAGACCACCCACAGGCTAATGACTTTGCTAGGGTTGGTAATACATGCTCTCTTATCCATAAGGGTAATACATATAGTAGTATTATCTCTGGTGTAGAGGTGAAATCTAATAGCAACTTCATCAAGGTTAAGTGCGGGAATGTTAGCTCGAACTTAGCTACCTTATTTGGGGATGATGAAGAGCGCGGTGATGATAACTCTGCAGGATATAGTGGAGGCGGTGGAGGAGGTTACTCTGGCGATTCTGGCTCAGGAGGTACCTCTAATGTTACATTTGCCACACAAGAATCCATAGCAGCTATCATAGACAAATATGACGACTAGGAGGCAATATGCAATACAATGACGTTATCAATAGAGAATTGTTAGATTATTACACAAGTCTCTTACGTAAGAAATTTAAATTCGATAAGCTATTCGTTACTGACTTGTCTGCAACTAAAGCAGATATTGCCACCTTAGACGTTAATGACTCCTTGACCGTAAATAACTTAAATGTCGAGGAGGAACTAGCAAATCGAATTACGGTTAATTACCTTAAGGCGAATTACATTGACGCTAATGAGATTAACGCCAAATATGCCACTCTTAAGGAATTAACTACTGAATATCTTAAGGCTAATGAGATTGAGGCATCTTATGCTACTATTGCTCAGCTTAGTGCTAACTACATTACGGCTTCAGCAATAGCGGCTAAGTATGCTACGCTTGAGAGTTTACAATCAGACTACATTAAAGCTAATGAGATTGAGGCAGCATATGCTAAGATTACAGAACTCCAAGCTAATTATCTAAGAACTGATGCAGCAAACATTAAGACAGGCGTTATTGATGAGTTATTGGCTACATCTTCCATCTTAATAAATGCGGTTATCAGGGACGGAAAAATTACGGGGGAACTTTCGGGGGTCACAATTAATGGAGACCTTATTAATGCGAACACCCTCAAGGCTAAAGCGTTAATGATTGAGGGTAAAGATGGTTTGTATTATCGACTTAACACAGATGGTGAGACAATATCCTCTGAACAGACTACTGAGAATGCTTTAGATGGTAGTCACATTATCGCTAAATCTATTCTCGCAGATAAAATTAACGTTTCAGATTTACAGGCTTTCGACGCAACTATTGGTGGGTTTATTATCGACGAACATGCGATACGTAGCTCACTTAAGAAATACTATAATGATGCGGCTGAGGGTTTGTATCTTGGCACAAGTTTAATGGAAGAAGGATTATGTGATGAAGAAGGATTTATCCTGATTGACGAAAATGGGGATACTATTGGTACTAATGAAGAGACAGTCAGTACTTTTGGTTTAGGTAGTTCTGAAGGTCCTCATATCTTCTTTGGAGATGGTAAGCTTGACATCAAAGCATCTTCATTCACTCTGCATACAGGTCAGACTATTGAGGAGTATGTGGGTAATACTGTCATAGCCTCAAAGACCATATATTACCACTCAACTAGTAGTACAACTCTAGAGGGTGGAGAATGGTCTGAGACACCACCAGATTGGGATAGTACGAAATATATCTGGCAGAAGACTTTGTTTGAGTACAAGAATGGTTCTAGTTCCGAATCTAATCCAGTATGTATTAGTGGTAAGAACGGACAGGTATTTAACAACATGGTGCTCAACGGCTCACTCGTAGATGGTACTTCAAATTTTCAAAATGGGAAGTTAACTAACATAAACGGGCTCATATGTATTAAACCAGACAATGTAGCTAAGGATTTAGTTACTAACGAACTCATAACTATCAGACCTGGCGAGAGATACCTGATTGAGTTAATATTCGCACATAGAAATACTCAACAAAATCCAGTGTGTACAGTAATGTTTTATGACGAGAATGATACACTTATCGGGACTGGAGATATTTTTGATGGACAGCAAAACAAGGTCACGATTAATGACTCTACCACATATAACTATGTCTTAGAAGGAAGTCCTACTGGTGTGCAATTCCTAAACACTTCTCAGTCTAAGACTTGTATTATGTCTGGTACTAAGAAAATACGATTCTCATTCACGTCTCGTTCTGGAGATGAATGGGGTGTCCATCGCATCACTATGACTTCATTAGCTGAGAGTGCCACATTAGGAGTGCGAAATGAGAACCTGATAAATGACACTCGTACACTACCAGTTAACTCAGATGATGTAGGTACTCCATGGTATAGTGAGTATTCAGGATTTAACAAAGAGATTGTCAACCTAGCTGATATAGATGAGGATGTCTCATTTATAGAATTACCTGTATCCCAATATATCCAACCTCCTGCTAGAAAGAAAGCATCTCAGGGTTGGTACACATTTAGTTTCTATTGTAGAGGTAACCCTGGCGATAGATTAAATTTCTCAGGTGTACACAATACAGAAGACCCTTATCGTAGCGACAAAGAAGATGCAATGGTTGAGTTGCTTGACACTGAGATACACCGTATTAGCTTAACGACTTACTTAGCTAGTGACATTGAGAATCTTATGTGGTGCTCTGTATCAAATCACTCGTATACCACTCAGGGTAGCATCTTTGTCGGTGGATTCAAAATGGAGCGTGGAGTGTATCCTACAGACTGGTATGACTCTATGCTAGACATAGATGAGGCTCTACAAGAGTCGGTTGCTGAGGTTCAGACAAATGTTAACGACTTGGAAGAGAGAGTCAATGATAGAATTGTGAAGTCAGCTAAGGACTTTGAGGAAGCTTTGGCAGATGAGGCTTATGCTCGACAGCTTGAGAATGGATTACTCCAAAAAGACATTCAGTCTCAGTCTGATGACATAGGAGCGTTGGCTGCTGCTCAGGCAAATGCTCAAGAGGCTTTGGATGAAGCTAACACTGCTATTAATCAAATGTTTCCGTTATATGACGACTATTTCGAATATGGTCCAAACGGATTGCTTATTGGGTCTAAGTCTGGTATCTCAACAAATATTCAGCTATTAATTCGTAACGACAGAATCTCATTCATTGACAACGGTTCTGAGGTGGCATATGTATCAAATAAGAAGCTCTATATCATGTCAGGTGTATTCTACTATGACTTAAAGATTACACGAGATGATACAAATAAGATGCTACATGTCGTGCCTAGAACAAATGGGTCGTTCGATATTAAGATTACAAATAAGGAGAAATAAATGGCAACTATTACATTTGGAAAGAGTGGGTCAAGACCGTACGGGACGTTAGCAGTAACAGAAACTGGCACATCAGTTGCCAATAACACTTCTACTGTTAAAGCGGTTTTAACTCTACATAGACCAAACAATGTTTCGTCTTCGGCGTCGAAATCTTGGTCTATGACTATTAATGGAACCAAATATAGTGGTTCCGGGAGTATTGGAGGGTCTGGGAATAAGACATTACTTTCTAAGACCCTCACAGTAGCCCATAATGCCGATGGTACTAAGTCAATTAACTTCAGTGCCAGTATTAAATTAGCTATCACATGGTCAGGAACGTCGCTAGGGACTATTTCTGGCTCAGGCTCGCTTAAGCTGTCTAATATTGCTAGAGCATCACAGCCAACATGCCCGTCATCAGCCGATGTGAATACTAATATTACTATCAATACTAACAGAGCTAGTAGCTCATTTACTCATACAGTAACTTATAGCTTTGCCGGTAAGAGTGGTACTATCGCAACAGGTGTTGGTGCGTCATGTACATGGAAGCCGCCATATGACTTGTTTAGTGGGTTAGGCAGCTCTACCTCAAACGGATGCACTATCACAGTTACCACATATAATGGTAGCACAAACGTTGGTAGTAAGACATGTGGTATAACCCTCAAAATGCCTAATAACGGAGATACTAGACCGGTTGTAGGTACTCCGACAGTTAGTAATGAGCATCCTCAAACTGCCGCATTAGGGGTTTACGTGCAATCAGTATCGACTCTGAAAGCCGCAGTTACCTACTCATTTAAATACGGAGCGTCTTTGAGAAGTTGCGTTCTGACAATAGGTCCGGCAAATTATAGTGGGGCTAATGTTACGATTCCGAATGTGCCATATAGTGGGACAATAGGGGTTAAGGCAACAGTTACTGACTCTCGAGGATTCACCACTACAGGACCGACCGTTAATGTTAACATCTTAGAATACAAGAGACCATTTATTGAGATATTTAAGTCTCTACGTGCGAATGCCGATGGTACTGTTGATGAGGATTATGGTAACTGTATGATTAACACTATCAGATATAGCTCTGAAATGACTGGTATTGAGGGATATGGTATCACATACAAGACACAGTATATGCTAGATGACGGTACTTGGGCTGATATGGGTTCTGGTGGTGGTATGGAGGTTAATACAGATGAGTTAATCACGGATATTAACTTTGCTCCGGATAAACCATATACCACACGAGTTGTGTTAACTGACATGTTCACAACCTATGAGGCTCGAAGCTCCATCTCTAACACATTTACTGAGATTAACATCATTGAGAATGGGGTCGGATTAGGGGCTCTGGCACAGCCTGGTAAGCTTACTATAAAGAAAGAATGGCTTATGGAATTAATATATCCTGTTGGGTCAGTCTATATCTCAAGACTTTCAACCCCACCAAATGAGTTGTTTGGTGGCGGGGTCTGGAAAAGACTTGAGGATACGTATCTTAAGGCTGTAACCGATAAATGTGCGACATATGTGGACAAGTATAGAGAACATGACACATTCACGATTGACCAACCTACACATGTTCGTTATGGCGCTGCATACTACGGAGACAACTGGAGATATTTCTATTTAAATCCAGGAACATATACAGTTGACTTTGCTACATTTGGTGACCCGTTACCAGGTATCACAAAAACATTACAATTTGGGTCTGGAGCAGTTACTAGTGATGCAGGTTCTAAAAGAGGTACAAACTATATCCCAATCCGATATACACAGCCTGAATCTACCGGTTTCGGTTTAACTAAAACGGATTCGTTTAAAGATAGGGTTTGTGTCGTTTGGGGAGGCGCTAAGGACCAAAAACTACAGACTGTTGGTAACCAGATAATGAACGACCCTTTCTATGATACGTTCTACATGTGGGAGCGTATTGGATAATTTTCTAAGGAGGATAAATTAATGGCAACAAAAAATATTTCTACGTATCCAGTAGTTGACACTATTAAGGATGCTGACAAAGTAGTATTGTCTAAAGATGGTACTGTAAGGCTCGTTGAGATAGGTACTGTCAAGGCGGACATGCGAAAAGAGATTCGAGACGCTAAGGGAGAAATTCAAAATGAGCTAAATAGCAAGACTTCTGCAACTGAAGCAGCTCTTGACGCGGAACGTACTGCTAGAACCAATGCGGATACAGCTTTAGGGAAACGTGTTGACGACGAGGTAGAAGCTAGAACTAATGCAGATGCAGACTTGCAAGAGTCTATTGAGGCTGAGGAGACAGCTAGAGAAGACGCTGACACGAATTTACAGACACAGATTGACAACAGATATACTAAGGCTGAGACTGATGATTTAGTTGGTGAGGAATCAACAGCAAGAGAGAATGTTGCCGCTGAGCTACAGACGCAAATTGATAACCGATATACCAAAGCCGAAACAGATAATTTATTAGACGGTAAAGCAAACACGGTAACACTAACTCAAGCAGAATATAACGCATTAGCAATAAAAGACGCAAATACCTATTATTATATACCAGAGGAGGAATAGGTATGATAAAGAAAGGTAATCAAACAATTTGTGCAATATATAAAGGCTCAACACCAATAGAAAAGATATATAAAGGTGGTGTGTTGGTGTGGAAAAGTAAACAAGGAGAACTACCTTATGGATATACACAAATAGATTATATAGAGAGTACAGGAACACAATATATTGATACGGGATATATACCGGTTCAAAATGATGAATTTGAAATTAAAAATATTACTTCTAGCGTTGATAATGATGCTGCAATAATTTCAGCCGGAACTGGAACATATCAATTAATAATATTGCAAGTTCAACAAAGTGGAACATATTATAAATATTTCGCAACAGGTAATGCTGCTCATTTTAATCAAAGTGGATATGATAACAGTACGATAGTACTTAATAAAGATGGTGAAATATATGTAGATGGAAATTTAAAAACAACAAGTTATTATGGTGGAGGTGTAAATTCGTCTTTAAATATATTTAGAAGAGCAAATGACACAAGTTACTTTGTTGGTCGTATCGGAGAATTAATAATAACTAATAATAATATAGAAAAAAGGCATTTCATACCTTGCTATAGAAATAGTGATAATGAAGTAGGATTGTATGACATAGTAAACAACACATTTTATACAAATGCAGGAGCAGGTACATTTACAAAAGGAAATTAAAGAAGAATTCCCAGAAGAGGAATAATAGGAGGACTAAATTATGAACTATTATATTACAACAATTATGAAGGACATTAATAATACTATCTCAAGTAGCAACAAGGGTTTTACTAGCAAGGACGCAGCATACTCATATCTCTATTCACGTATTGGTGGTCTTCTTGGAAGAGATGATGTCGTAAAAGTGTCAATTGAATTAATTGATGAAAATTGTATTCAGTACGAACGCTTAACTTATACGAAATCTGAATTATTAGCATCTTTAAATGAACAGAATGCTGCAGAACAAACAGAAAACCCAGACGGGAAATAATAGGAGGAATTCAAAATGAACTTAGAACAGTATTTATCACCAACAATCATGCTTTTCTGTGTACTTGTCGGATTCTTAATTAAGAATTCACCTTATTTCGAAAAGATTCCAAACAAGTATATCCCACCCTTAACATGTATTATTGGTATCGTTGCATATCTAGTATCTAAAGGTAGCGTCTCTATTGAGAATATCCTAGTAGGTGGGTGCTCAGGTTGGGCATCTGTAGGAGCATATGAGACTGTAAAACACTTCTTAGAAACTAAT